CGCGCTGGTCCTTCCTCGATGCCGACGGCAAGTCCGAGCCGATCACGGCTGAGACCGTCGAGCGGCTGATCCCCTGGAGCAACGGCGGAATGGAGGTGGCCGAGGAGGCGGATCGTCTCTACGCTCCAGAGCTCATGGCCCCTTTTCTCCGGCGGCTGGAGAAGCTCTCGGCGCCTGGGCCGACGGCCACCTCGACATCAGCCAGCCCGCCCTCTGGTCCATCGTCCCCGACGCCCTCCAAGCCATCCTCGCCCAACGCTCGGGCTGGGAAGCGGTCCGCGGTCCCGGCGCGATGACCTGGAAGGAAGCTCAGCTTACGCTCCAACTCATGGCTGAGGAACGGATCGGCTCGGTTCAGCGCGCCGCGGTTCAGGCGATCGGCGACCAGCAGGATGCCGCCTCGGCCGCGCTCGGTAAGGCGTTCGGATGAGCATCGCCCAGACGGCCGAGCTTGCCGTCCTGCTTCGGCTGCAGAACGGCCTCTCAGGTCCGGCTGCCGAGGCTGAGGCCAGCCTGTCAAGCCTGAATGCCGCGACAAGCCGGACCGGGGCCGGCGCGGCAACAGCGTCGACGGCGCTCAGCCGGGTAGGAACCGTGGCGACCGGGATGGGCAACGCGCTGAACCACGCCAAGGGCTTCCTCTCCAACCTGATCACCGGGCCGCTCGGCCTCCTTGGGATGGGCGTGGCCGTCGGTGGGGTGGGTGCCGAGTTCGGCAAGGCCATTGGCGATGTGACGAACCTCGGTAACACGCTATTCAAGCTCAACGCCCTGACCGGGATGAGCTACGAGAGCCTGTCGGCCCTGATCGCGGTCGGAGGCAAGTACGGGATCAGCACCGATACCATGGCGACGAGCGTGGGCTTTGCTGAGAAGACGCTAGGTAAGCTCGCCGAGACAGCAGGCAAGGCCGTCAAGAGCCAAGCGAGCCTGAACCTGGAGATGCAGAAGCAGAACCTCGAAGCGAAGGGTGGTTCGGTCAAGGCGATCGATGCCGCGATCGTCAAGCAGACCGGACTTGATGAGATCCGCGCTCGATCGATGGGCACGATCACCAAGCTCACCGCGCTGGAGCAGCAGTACGGGATCAAGCTGACCGACTCCAAGGGTGCGGCTGTCGACTACCAGACCGAGCTGCTGCGGATCGCCGATTACTACAAGAGCGGCGCCACCGCCGGCCAGAAGGCGGCCCTCGCTGCCACCCTGCTCGGTCGCGGCTACTCCGCACTGATCCCGATCCTCTCGCTCGGCTCGCAGGGCATCCTCGACGCCGAGGCTGCTGCTGCCAAGCTGGGCGAGACGCTGACCACCCAGAACGCCGGCGACCTGAAGAACTACGGCGCGACGATGCGCGAGCTTGGCTCGACGATGGGTGGCCTGCAGCTCCAGATCGGGATGAAGCTGATCCCGGTAGTCAGTGAACTAGCCAAGGGCTTTACCAGCTTCCTACAGGGCGGCGGTACGCAAGAGATCGTCGGCTTCCTCGGTCAGGTAGTGGATGTCGGGCGCGGCGTGGCTAGCGTCGTGACCGGCACCGTCATCCCGGCGCTCGAGGGTTTCGGCAGGGTCGCCAAGACGGCCTGGGGTGCAATCCCCGGACCCTTGCAGACGTTGCTCATCGAGGCACTCGTCGGGAACAAGGTAATCAAGACCGTCTTCGGGATCAACATCATGGGCTCGGTCGAGAGTGCAGTCGGCGGGGCCGTCGGCGGGCTACTCAAGAACGCCTTTGGTAGCCTGTTCGGCAAGACGATCGCCACGCCCGTCGTCAACGTGGACGGCGCGGTAGTGAACGTCGCAGGCGGGGCTGGTGTCCAGAACCTGCTTAGTAATCCTTCGAACGTGGCCAATGACGTTTCACAGGTTGCCCCGGAGGTGGCGGCCGGAACAGGGATACTGGCGACCCTCTCTCGGATTGGCGTGGGCCTCACAAAGATCCTGCCCGTGTTTGAGATTGCGCTGCCGCTGATGGTCCTGACCGACCCGACGAAGGCGGCCCAGAACAATCCAAATAACCCCGCGACGATCTTTTACCAGAACGCCCAGAAATACATCGATCCTAACGCCCCTGGCTACGTTGGCCGCGGCTCAACTGCCGGTCCGTCCACCAACGACCTGACCGCGATCAAGGAACAGGGCTACAAGAGTGTCGATGAGCTTACGGCGATCAAGGAAGGCGTCAACCACCTGAACGCGGCCCAGCTTCGGGTCGAGGCGGCAATGCTCCAGCGTTTCGCCCACCAGGACGCCAAGAAGGCGCTCGGTGATCCAGCGGCCTTCCTGACGGCGCTCCGTTCTGGCGGCGCGACGGTGGCGATCAAGGACTTCCCCAAGCATCTCACCTATCTGGAGACGGCCAGCGCGCAGCAGAAGCAGTCCGCCGTCTATCTCCGCGGCCTGCAGAACGACCAAGCCGCGCTAAAGCGCGATCTGGTCGGCGCGACGAACGCCCAGAAGGCCACGATCAACTCCGATCTACTCAAGCTCCAAGCACTCGTCGCGGCCACGACGGCCGCCGTCGGAGGAATCAGACTCACTGTCAATCAGATCAGCAACTACAAGGAAGTCCCAGCCAAACCGAACCCGAAGCTCGGGCCGCCGGTGCCGATCCATCTGAATCTACCCCATCATCCCTCCATCCCCATTCGCGATACGAACGCAGCCATCATCATCAAGGGTCGGTTTGGGCCGGGCTCGCCGGCAAATGCCGGTGCGCAGTGACGATCTTCGCCTACTACACGAGTCCCACGACGCCGGGCGCGGCGGGTTGGTCAGTCGAAGTGAGCAGCGCGATCCGGCTCGCTTCGATCACCGGTCTTGTCGCTGAGGCCGAGGCGGGTGCGGTTGGCGCGGGCAACATCGTCCTCGATGACCCGACCTCCTCGATCGGACATAGCAGCGACGGCGTTGTGGGGCTCAAGCAGTTCCATATGATCGAGACGGACGGGCCGTCGGGCCAGCAACGCCTGTTCACCGGCTACATCGGGGACCGGCGCTACCACCGTGGTACGAGCGACTCACTCATCACCGGAGCCGCCCGCGTGATCGACGCGACGCTGTACGACATCAACTCGTTCCTCGCGTTCCGGGTGTTCGCTCCAGTGAAGCTCGATGCGACATCGAGTTTCGTCCGTCCGGCCGAGACAGACCTGGCGCGGATCGCGGCGCTGCTGACCAACGTGGACTTCCTCTCCGACACGCTTTTTGACATCGGCTACATCCCGGACACCGGCGGGATCCTGATGGACGCCAACGACTACACGGGCTCCCATCCGGGCGACGTGCTGAACAGTTGTGCGCAAGCCTCGGGCCGCAACTACTTCGTGCTGTACGACGAAGCGACTGGTAAGTACGTCCTGTGGTATGACAAGTGGACGACGGATGGGACCGCGACGATCGTCTACGACTCACCGCTGAGCCTGACCAACGTCCTCTCCGAGGCGTCGGCCAACGCCGCGATCCTGCTCACTGCGACGCCGGGCGATACCGAGGTCACGCTGGCCTGGTACGTCGGTACGGGTGGTACGACGTTCATCATCGAGCCGGACGCGGTGATGACCCTCGATCCATCCCGGGTCGTGTCGGCGGTCTACCTGCCCTATACCGGTGGCACGGCGTACAAGACGCTGCCCGGCACGGCCCATACCTTCGCCTGGCGCGACATGGTGGCACCGTCGGTGGCGGTCAAGTCGTTGGCTAAAGCGAATGCCCTGGCGGACCGCTATCTCATGGACAACTCGACCGAGGACAACCGGCTCACCCTGACGGTGCAACTGCCAAGCTCGGCGGTCACGTTGCTGCGCGAGGGGATGCGGGTGCAGGTCCACGCGACCCACCTGCCGCTGGTGAATGGCGGGTTTACCTGGTGCCGGGTCCTGCAGCGCACGATCCGAATGGACCAGGACACCCCGTTCTACTACTGGATCGACCTTGAGCTATCGGTGACCACGTTTACTTGCTCGACTGGCTCGGTTGCCTACCTCTCTGACAGCGGGGACTCCCTCTACACCTATACCCCGATCGCGGCCACCATCCCGGCTGCCTCGGCCACCCTGCTGACATTCTGCGCCATCAACGGCCCTTGGGATTATCTGGGCAACGATCTCACCGTGGACGGTGCTTGGACGATGATGGACGTTGCGCTGACGGACGACTTGCCGCGTGGTTCGCTCGATTACGTCCGTGATATCGCGGGCGTCGCCTATTCAAGCGGCGCTAGCTCCGCGACATTCGGTTGGCCAGGTGTTTACGTCCGGCGGGGCGTCGGCCGGATTCTCGGAGCCGCAATCAATACCGCTGCTACCGCGCCGGTGCAGTTCGCGCATAGCTACGAGCTCTTTCGTAGCGGAAACTTCACCCTACCGGGCGCCCCGACCGCGGGCAACATCCTCGTCATGTGCGAGGTAACAAAGTGGAACGTAACGACCGCTGCCATCAGCGCACCGACCGGATGGGTACTGGTGGCTAGCGCCCGCATGGATGACACCCTGACGGACTTCAGCTCCGAGGGCCACGGCAGCGCGTACCTCCCGCACTGGCAGGTATCAATCTGCATGCGCTGTGTGGGGGCAGGCGAAACGACGAGCCTGTACGTGGGCGATCCCGATAGCAACAGTCACTATACGTTCATAAGCGAGTGGCCGCTGGCGTGAAGATCACCCAGCCCGAGACGAAGTTTACCCAGCTCGTCTCGACCGCCGCCGATACGTCCGCCGTGGGCGGCATCGCGACCCCACCACTCACCGGAACCGATGGCAACGTCCTGACCTACGTCGCGGCCACTCCCGCTCTGGCGCTCCTTCCTCCCGTCGGCTTTGCCAACCCGATGACCACGCCCGCCGATATCATCGTAGGTGGCACCGCCGGAGCGCCTGTGCGCCTGGCCAAGGGCACCGATGGGCAGGTCCTGACGGTCGATCCGACCACCCATCTGCTGCTCTGGGCGACCCCATCCGCCGGAGTCCAGACAACCAAGGGCGACCTAGCGGGCTACAGCACCCTCCCCGCTCGGGTGCCGATCGGATCAGATGGGCTCGTCCTCGTCGCGGATTCTACCCAAACCCTCGGCCTGAAGTGGGCGACGGTTGGCGGTGGTGGGGCCAGCCTCGCCGTCCAGTACCCGGCGCTCAAACCTGCCACTCCGACGGACGATTTCAACGGGGTCGCCCTTGCTGGGGCATGGTCGGCCCATTCCTCGGGTGGGACGTTCGCGACGGCTGACTGCATGACCCAGGGCGTGGAGTGGATGGGCTCCTCGATCGAGATGCAGTTCTCCGCCCAGATGGGCCTGCTCTCGCGCACCCATGCCAATACCGATCTGGACTTCTCGGCTGGCGGGATGCAGGCACAGAACGTCTCGATTGGCGTTTCCTGCATGTTCGGGATCGCCGCGCTGGACTCGTCGGGGACCGGGGTTGGGGTCGTGTCCTACACCGATGGCAACGCCTATCTGGTCACGATCACCACGTACCAGTACGCAGGCAACTCCGCTCAATGGGTTAGTGCCGGCTGGAACACAAACTCCGGCGAGCTCAGCGCGCCGTACTGGTTCCGACTCAAGCGGGTATCGGGCACCTGGACGGCCTACATGAGCGCCTCGGGCCGGGTTTGGGACCACACGTTCGCGACTCGGGCGGACTCGATCACCGTCAGCCAGATCGTCTTCGGCCTGCTCTACAACACGGGGAGCACCTACTCCGGCCGCCTGACCGCCGACTACTTCGACGTGCAAGTCTAGGGGCTTGACATAGCGCTTAGCACCCGCTAGAGTCGCGCTATGGAACAGACCACCAAGGAGCAGCCGGTCACTCCGTGGCTCACCCTGCGCCTCTCTGCTGGGCTTTCTCAGCGCGAAGTAGAGCGCCGACTAGGCTGGGCGAAGCGCGGCCACCTGAGCCTCATCGAGCGGGGCCTGCCGCCGACTCCGGAACAGGCGCGGGCATTGCGCCAGTTCTACCTGGATGTGGCCTGATGGAGGAGAACGATGGGAGCGTACGGGGCATCGGCGGCGGAGTGCTGGTACCAGTACTGCCAAGCCGAGAGGCGGTTGGATCGGGCCAAGGAGGCGAACGACCCTGCGGCGACCTCGATCGCCCGGAGTCAGGCGACCCGCTGGCTGAACGAATGGGTCCATGCCGACGAGCGGGATGCTCGCGCGAGCCGCGGCCTGGATGGGCCTACTGCGATGATCATACGCGCCAGCTAGTCGCTGCCGCCTGGGCATAGGTAAAGCCCGTTCCGCCGATTATGGACGTCTCGCTGCTTCTACCCATGAATGGTGTGCTCGAATGTGAGTTCGCCTATGGGCCGGCGTTGGGGCAAATGGAATACGTCCTCACTCACCACATGAATGTTGCGGTCAGTGAGATTGCCGAGGATGGGCCGCGCGGCGAGGTTGTCTATACAACGACGAAACGGACCGATGAACTCCTGTTCCACCCCGACGTGGTGGACCGAGCAACCGCCTACATCGCGGTCGGAAAGTGGGATCCCCGTGTGTAGCCGCGAAGACGCCCCACCCTACGACGAACCCCTGGAGGACAGCGTGGATTGGGCCGCACTCCGTCGCAGACGCCACGAGCTTGAGGACGAACGGCGCCGCGGCATCCCGCCGCTGGAGGAGAACCAGAAGCAGGTGGTCCGGGATATGGCCGTGGAAGCGCGGGGCGCGTGGCTGGCCGAGCGTCGCCGTCGGATCGAGGAGACGGGCGAGTGAACGCCAAGAAGCGAGCGCGCCTGATCGAGGAGGCCGTCGCGGCTGGCAAGCAGCGCGAAATGCTGGACCGCGAGCCGATATTCCGGACGGTTGACTTCGTGACTGGGCTGGAGAACTTCGATGGCTCGTCCGCCATGATCTCCGTCCCGTTCGAGCCCTATCGCTGGGCGATGTCCGGCCGGATCAAGATCGACCTTCCGGCGATGGGCTACAAGCTCGTGAAGGTGCCATGACGGCAGCGCTGGAGTTGCAGTTCATGGAGGCGACCAAGCCGCTCGGCATGACCGACGATAACCACAAGTACGGCTGGCAAGGAGCCGGCCCGTGGCCGAGCGTTACGGGGATCACCGGCTGGCAGGACGGCATCAACGGATCCGGCGGACTCACCACCTGGGCCGCGAAGATCGCCGCTGAGGCTGTGTGGATGAACCCCGGCAACCTAGACGACGCCGTTGCGACTGCCATGACCGCGATCAACCGTCAGCGCAACATCGGCTCATCGGTTCACGGCAAGGTGGCCGATCTGTTGGCTGGCAAGGCTTGGACTCGGACCCCCGAGACAGGGCTCTACCTCGACGGCTACAGCCTGTTCATGGCCCAGCACCATCCGGAGTTCATCTACTCGGAGCAGGTGGTCCTAAGTCCGAGCCGCAGTTACGGCGGGCGGTTCGACTTCATCGCCAAGATCGGCGGCCGGATCGCGCTGTGCGATATCAAGACCGGCAAGCTCAAGGCCAGCCACCGCCTCCAGCTCGCCGGCTACGCCGCGGCTGACTTCATCGGCAAGCCGGACGATCCGACGGAGTACCCGCTGCCCCGCATCAAGGACTTCTACGTCCTGCTCCTGCGGGAGGGATCGTACGAGCTGGTGCCGCTGGCCGTGACTTCGGCCGATCGGCGGCACTTTCTGACGTTGGTCAAAACCTATCACGCCGCGAAGGCATGGGAGTTGGAGGAGACAGCATGAAACTGGAACCGACCGAACTGACGCCCGAGTTGGCAGCACAACTGTTGGCGAACCCCTACGAGAAGCAGCGGCGACCCGCTCGTGTGACCGTGGACATGTATGCGAGGGCGATCAAAGAGGGGCGTTGGCGCCTTGTTGGGGATCCGATCCTCGTTGATAGCAAGGGCCAGATGTTCAACGGTGCACATCGTTGTGCGGCCGTAATCGCAGCCCACCGCTCCATCCCTGTGATGATCTCATGGGATGCCGACCCGGCGACTTTCGACTTGATCGATATCGGCCGCAAGCGGAGTGCCTACCAGTTCATCACGGCAACGGACGCCACGGCGCGGGCCTCCGCGGCTCGGGTGACGCTCTGGTATGAGAAGCGGTTCGAGCGACCACTTCAGCCCCGAGCACTCACCTTTGATCTTCACGAAGTGATGGCCGAGGTGGAGCGTCGGCAAGCCTCATTCGACGCCATGCTCGTGTGGGCGCGGACGACGTATGAGAACACGAGCATCCCGGTTTCCGTCTCGCTCGCTGCCTATGCCATCGCCTTCGACTTTGGGTACCAGGAGCAGGTCGAGGCATTCGTCATGAGCATTGAAGATCCGGTCAACCTCGATCCCACTGATCCGGCCCGACTTCTGGCGGATCGCTTCCGCAAGCAGGTACACCGGGGCAAGCGCCGACAACTTAGTGATGACTGGACCATCCTCGTCCGTGCCCTGAACCTCTGTCTGGAAGGTCGAACGGCAAGCCGCCTCGTCCTGAGCGAGTTCTGGCCCCGTGTGGCGGAGTCTGAAGCCGAGTTCACCCGGCGCCGCAATGCAGTGACAAACGCCGCCGCTCGTGATAACGACGCTGCTCGTTATCACAAGAAGGAAGGCGTCGCATGACCGCCGGAACCCGCGACTACCCCGATATCGTCGGCGGTAAGTACGCCAACCAGCCCGAGCTCGATCAGGACATGCAGACGGTCCGGCAGACGGCTGCCCTGGAGCGGATCGCCACGGCGCTGGAGCAACTGGCCCTCCAGCTCATGCCGTCGGATCTCGCCGCGTTCCACGCCAGTGCCCCTAGAACGGCCCCAGAGCCACGAGCGGCCCAGAACGGGCCGTCCGACCCAGAACCGCCGTACCCTGTGCCCGTGCTGGCTCCCAGCGCTCCGGTCCCGCAAGCTCCGTTCCCAGCGATGACCCCGAACTGGCAGGCGGGCATGGTCCACCAGAACGGCCACAACCCACTCAAGACCAATAGCCGTGGCCTCTACTGCCCGACCAGGATGGAGAACGAAGAGTGGTGCAAGTGGCACGCCTGATGGCTCACCGAATCGAGCCCGAGCCGCGCTGGCGCATGTGGATCGGCGCAGCGGCCGAGATGGCCGTCCTGCTGCTGATCGTGGTGTTTGGGGTCCTGTTGGCGAGTGTGAAGGCGTGATGGACGTGTGGCCGTTTAAGCCTAAGCCCGAGACTATTCGTCCGTCGGACCGGGCCTACTACGGGCGCCGCATTACCCTCGGGGAGATTGAACACACCCGGTATCGGTTCAACACCCTGCCGCCTCGCCGGATGCACAACTGCTCGCGCTGCGGTTCGGAGGTCCGCTGGTTCCGTGAGGCGCCGGGGTTCGACGTTCGGAACGGTCGGCCCGTTCATACCTACCACCTCAAGTGCCCGATCTATGGTTGGGCTGGTCATGACTGGGAAAGAGAGCACATGTCCGAGTCGGAAACGAGCAGCCCGAACCACATCGCCCTCATGCTCAACTATTCGGAAATGCACTACGACTCTCATCTTTACGCGACGGTGGAGAGCGACCGGGAGTCCTTCGCCAACAATGAGCTACCCTGATGGACCGCGACGCCGACACCGAGGCCCGAGCCCAACGCCGAGCGGCGGAGATGTCTGCCGACCTAGCGATGGCGTGGAAGGTCTCCCCCGATGCTGGACGTCGGCAGGCGCATTTGGACGCCATCCGTGCCCGAGTCGAAGCTGAGGCCCGACGTTGATGGACCGCGCTACCACGGCTGTCCTGGCTCGCCTCCGGCGCGGCCCGGCTTCGACGATCGAGCTGCAAGCCGAGCTGTACGCGACGCACGTCCCGAAGCAAGTTTGGGATTTGCGAGCGGCAGGTTACCTCATCACGACGACACGGCTCCCGAATGGCGTGGCGCAGTACCGGCTGCTCGGGGAGCCTACGACTATCCGGGCAATGACAAGCGAGCCGGACGCTCCGGTGGGAGCTGGAGTCGCCGACGGGCGATGGGCTAATGACGATCTGGTACCCTCGTCAGGACCCGTTCCAGCTCCCTCTCGAGCGCCCGTATTCGGCGATCCGGTTCTCCTGCGCGAGATGCGGCCGAAGGGGCGGCGATGACCCACCGGCATGCCTACGCTCAGGTGCCGATCCACCCGGATTCGATGCTCATGCGCTCGGGTTGCATCAGTTGCGGCCGCGCGCTCGTGCCGCGGATCAGCGACGGGTGCGTCACCTGCCCGGCCTGTGGGGATGGATTGGCCGGTTGGCGGATCGACTTCGTTGGGACGTGGCACGGCGTTCACCAGTGCGGCGTTCCGTGGTCCGGCCGAGTCAAGGCTGTACGTCGATGACCCCCCTCATCCGCCGCTACGTCCGCGTCCAGGGTGGCATCCCCGTCCTGCGCTGTGACGATTGCCACGCCCGCCACCGCAGCACCTCGTACTGGCCGCTCACCGAGGACTACTGGTTCCTGCGGCGGCCGGGAGCGTTGCGTCGTTGCCGGGCCTGCTGGACGGCCGAGAACACGGCACAGATGGCTGACCGGCGCAAGCGTGGCGGGTTGGCGCTTTCGGTGAGAGAGGCAGCCTATCGGCGGCACTACCTGGAACGCAAAAGGATGGCCGCGTGAGGGCGTTCATCTTCGTGTTTGCGTTGGCCATGGTTGGGCTAGGCATTTACGACGCCGGATCTGCCGATGGGTTCACGCATTGGTTCGGTCTTGCGTTGGTGGGAGTGGAGTCGTTGGCCCTGGGTGGAATGATCGAACAAACCCAAGCGGACTGGGCGAAACGATGACCCTCAACCTCTGTCGGCGCTGCCTCGCCGTCCGGACGCACCGAGCACTGTGCCACGGTTGCGCGGGCCGCTTTGGCGGTTGGCTGACGGGTGCGCTGTTGCGCCGTTGGGGGTTGGCAGGTGGTATAAAATGAGGTTGGTCGGCGACGGCTGGCTAACCAACGCGGACTCGGGCGGGTCGGGGACTAGAAGCCTCGGCCCGGCCGAACCGCCCATCCTGGAGCAGAAATGCCCCGACTTCTAGAGGATTGCGACGTGGCAGACCGCCCATTTGCCCGCATTTACTACGTCGATCTGGCGCGGGATTACCCCCAGATTTGGACGGACGATGCGAGCCTCGCCAACTACGTTCGGCTCTTGTCGATGGCCGACACGACCTGGCCGGTAACACCGGAGATCCCACGCTCTGTGAAGCGGCCGATGGTGGACCATCTCGCACAATCCACGCTCATCAGCATCGTCCCGCCCTACGGCTACAGCGTCAAAGGTTTCGAGGTGGAGCGTACGGCGAGATTCGAGAAGGCCCAGAATGCGGCCATTGCCCGCTATGCTCGGAGCAATGCTACGGGCAGTGCTAGTAGCAGTGCCGGGAGCAATGCCTACGCGGGCGCGACCAGACCAGACCAGACCAGACCAACACCAGTCCCTAGACCGGAAGATTTGATCGACCCCCAGAAGATGACCCCGGAGGAACACACCGAGGCTTACGCCAAAGCCCAGGAGCGACGGACGGGAGTCAAGCTGTGAGCACCCCCAAGAGACACTCTCGCATCGCCCAAATCTTCGCCCAAGTACGGGGCGCCGTTCGCCTACTCAACTGGTCGTAGTGCGGAAAACTCTGCCCGACGCGAATGGGCAGCTGATATGGCTCGTCGGTTGGCCGGTATGGAGGATGTGGCATGAGAGTCGAGACCATAATCTGCACCCAGGGACTAGCCAATCAATATCTCGAACTAGCCTCTTGGGCGGCCCTCGAAGACCTGCATAAGCTCCTCGGTGAACAACTCGTGCAGTCCATCAAGTACTACACCGTTGGAACCCAGACGTTGCCCGAACAGACTGGCCCCGGCTGGCGTCACCCCGAGCCTTACGGCACGCATGGAAGGCTAATCACCGAGACGATCCGACCTATTGGCCCAAATAAGTGGGACCCAACACTCACGGACTTTGAGCTCGTTGCGGTGGTGGAGTTCACGTGAACCCCGGCCAGCTCCAGCGCCACCAACCGCTCCGCCGCTCCCGCCGGAAGGACCCAGTGTCGCCGGAGTTGCGGTTGGCCGTGCTGGAGCGGGATGGGGGCTGCGTGGCGGCCCGGATCATCGACTCATGGGAAGGCGAGCTCTGTCACGGCCGCCTCACCCTCGACCACGTACGGGACGAACCCATGATGGGAAAGCGTGCTCCATCCGATATGGCTCACCTTGTGAGTTTGTGTGAATGGCACCACTTGGAGTCGGGCTGGGCTACGTCGCATCGGCCGGAGCTGCGCACCTACCTGGAGACTGTGTCGTGAGTTGCATCAAGCGTTTCACGGGCGCGGTCAAAGTGTCGGGTGAGTTCCTGCGCCAAGACCCAGAGATGGCCCGGGCAATGGCGGCCGAGGCCGTTATTCGGGAGCTGAGCCTTCCGTTCCTCCGAGGACCGCGTGGTGGGGCCTACGTGCCGTTCGGCGAGATCGGCCCGGTCCATGAAAGCACGGGCATGGATTTTACCTACGAGGTCGAAATGGTGTTCTGGGCGAAACGTTATGTGAAATACGTTCGTCCATCGCGCCGCCGCTATCTCGGGGAGGTTGCGCCGTGAAGAAGCGCCAGTGGAAGGAACGGGCGCTGACGGCCGAGCTCCTTCTGAGGACCAAGCCCGAGCCGTTTCACACCGTCCAGATGGAGACCGGTTCAACGCCGCCCTATATCAGCTTCCCAGTCCTCAGCAACCAGGGCGGCGTCAAGGTGAGTCTTCCGGCCATGGGCTTTCGTCTCGTCAGGAACGACGCCGAGGTTGCGCCGTGAGCCGGTTGGCGTTCATCGAAGACCCGAGTGGGGACGTGGCGCGGAGTCTGCGTCGTCTGGCGGACACCTTGGACGACTACATGGAGATGAGCCTCGCGGCGATCGAGGTCACCAATGGGATGAAGGCGGCCGATCCGGCGGTGGCCGAGCTGCTCCAGCCGCTGACTGACGTTCTAACTTCCATTCGAGCGCGTCGTGCCTCCCGATGAGTGACGCTGAAGACCTTTTGGCCTGGCAACTCAAGGCCGTCGGCATCCCGTTCGTTCGAGAGTTCCGTTTTTGGCCGGAGCGCAGGTTCCGGGCCGATTTCGCGGTGACCAACTGCAAGCACGCCACCCACGTCGGAACGGCCTGTATGCCCATCCTCGTGGAGGTGGACGGGGGCGCGTTCTCGGGTGGACGGCATACCTCGGGGCCCGGCTTTCGTCGTGATCTGGAGAAGCACAATGCCATGACCATGCTCGGGTATAAGTGCCTGCGCTTCCTCCCCGAACAGGTGACCAGCGGCGCAGCCCTCCAGGTGATTGAGCAGGCGTTGAAGTGAGCCGCACCGGCAACTATCGGCCGATCACTCCTCCGGTAGATCGTTTCTGGGCGCATGTCGCCAAAGGGCCTGAATGTTGGCTCTGGTCGGGTGCTCCGACTAGCACGGGTTACGGCAAGTTGGCATTTCCGGGTGGTGGTTGGCAGTCCGCGCACCGCTTCTCATGGGAACTTCATAACGGCCCAGTCCCCGACGGGCTGCAAGTCCTCCACCACTGCGACGTGCCGCTCTGTGTCAACCCGAGCCATCTGTTTCTCGGAACCCACCTCGACAATATGGCGGACATGAGGGCCAAGGGCCGGTACACGAATCGATACATCAGCAATCCTCCGACGCACTGCCCTCACGGACACGAATACACCGAGGCTAATGTCCGCCGAGACGCAAACCACCGCCACTGCCGTGCTTGTGAGAATGCACATCGGCGCCCCAGGAAGGCCGTCGTGTGACGCGGAGCATTGCCATCCTGCTCGTTGGGTTGCTCCTGATTAGCTTGCTGGTCCTCGTGGCAGAAGTGGCGACGTGGCCGAAGCCCGTCCGCTCGGCTAGTCCGTTGGCGTGGCGGCCGGTGCCGGCGACGCTACTCTCACCGTGGCCGGACGTTCCGGTGGATGCTGGTCGCCCTCTCGAGAGTCAAGCCCCTCTGACGCAAGGGCTCCGAACCGATGGCCCCAGCATCCTCCCGAGCGCCCAGCCCACTGGCGGCCTCATTCCGCCGTTCGTCGCCGAGAAGGGCATCGCGGGGATCGGGACGTACTACGCCTACCACCGGGGCCAAGCCGCCGCGGCTGCCAGTCTGCGGGCGTTTCTCGGTCCGGACTGGCGCGGGATGACAGTTGACGTTTGTGTAACCCAGAGCGACGGCAGTTACAAGCGCTGCCTCCGCGTGCAACTAACCGACTACGAGTCGAGCCTGATCCCCGGAAGGCTGATCGACCTCGACGTGAACGACTGGGCCGCGCTGTGCGGCGATCCAGGGAAGGGAATATGCGAAGTGGTGGTGACGCATGGCTGAGCCGGAGACAGACGATCCGGTAATCGACTTCCCGGTGGTGCGGGTCGAAGTGAACGTCTCGGCTGCCATCCAACTCCCGGACGGGCACCTGCTCGGGAGCAACATGGTCGATACGACGCTTGCATTTGGTTGGCGGACGGGCCAACTTCCGGTCGGTCTCAGCGATGAACGGATCAACGAGGCGTTGGCGGCGAAGATCAGTCCGGTCCTGTCCCTGATCCAGACGAACTTGACCTTCAATGGTTGGGTGTTCATTGGCCAGATTGACGACCCGATGGTTGTCGCGCCTCACCAGATCGTGGGCACTGGCAGGGCTATTCCCGTTACGGTCCAGGTAATCCCGGTCGCAGAAGCCAAGGGCCGTCCCTCGTGACCGCCCCCACCCAGAGCGCCCGCGAGCGACTGCTCGCTGAACTAAGTGAGAGCCCGCTTCCTGGTGCGCGTTACGCCTACTCGTTCATCGCGGACCGGCTCGACGCCATCGAAGCCGAAGCCATCGAGCGCGAGCGAGCCAGGCTGGCTGAGAAGGTGGAGGGGCTGGAGCCGCCGGTTGATGTTACCTACGTCGGACAGCCCGACCCAACCGGACCGAATGGCTGGACTCTAGTGCCGTGGGTTCGCCTCACCGCCGTCCTCGCCCTCCTGGATGAGCAGCCGTGACTACGACTCGGAGGTCAGTCGCGAATGGCCGCATTGCCAGTCCGACAGCACAGGAGCCAGAGAGTGAGCCATAAGCGGTTCGGTTTCAACCCTGATTGGGTCGTTCATCCCGGCGAGACGTTGCACGAATGGCGAGAGGAGAACCACTTGCCAGTCATGGCTGCGGCAAGTAGTTGCGGCAGGATGTCTCGCGAACTCTACGAAGGGATCGAGGCTGGGACGGTGCCGATCACCGAGGACATTGCCAAGGGCCTCGAATGGGGAACGCATATTCCAGCAACGCTCTGGCTGAACCTCGAACGCATCTTCCGGGCCGGACTTGCTCAGGGCAAGACGTGGCATCCCGACAGCACAGGAGCCCGAGATGGGTGAGAGCCGGACGACCATCACGGTGTTGGCCCACGTTCAAGCCGAACGAGCCATGCAACTTGAACGCTGGGGCTGGCACGCCGATGCGCTCCTGCGAGACGACGAATGGAACGCGCTCGTCACGGAGCGCCTGACGAAACCGGGTGCCAGTCGGTACATCAGGTTGGTGCAGGTTGCGGCCCTCGCCATAGCAGCGGCAGAGCGTGAGCCGGTCGTCGGCGACGACATCGTTGAGAAGGCCACCCCCGACAGCACAGGAGCCAGAGAGTGAGTGATCGCGGCGCGAAGGCGCTGGGACTGGCGGTGGATCGCCACAACGAGGAACAGGAACCGTTCTCGCCCGTCCATTGCAACACCGGGGACGATTGCCACTTGGCGATCCTCGGCACCACCGGCCTGTTCATCCCGGATGTGACGAAGCACGAGCCGGAAGTCCGCGGTGACGACGTGGATAGCTGGGTGGAATGCTCCTGCGGCCACATGGTCGGGCCAGCACCCGAGTCCTACTTCGACCACATCACGGCCCATCCCGACAGCACAGGAGCCCGAGAGTGAGGCATCCACCGATTGAGTTTGCGGGAACTAACGCGCCCCCCGGCATTGATGAGCGGGACTGCTGGATGCCTGATCCGTTCTACTGCCCGGTCTGCAATCAAGTCCTGACCTGCGACGAAGACTACGGCTCCGGCTCGAACCACTATTGGACGCTTCGGTGTGGCGTTCATGGCCGGTTCACCGCGAGCACATACCGGCATGGCGGGTTCGATGGCGGGACACCGCGAGCGTGGCCCGAATGAGTGACCTGAAGTCGAGCGAGCGACTCGCGTTCATCCGGGCGGCCATAGATGCGCTGCCCGTCCACTCGATCGGCGGGTACGAGTGGGAGTGCGCGAACTGCCATTACGACGACCTAAACCAGGAGGTCGATGCCCTCGGAAACGTCTGTGACCACGAGACGCTCATCGACCGGGAACTCGTCCTGCGACTGCTCGATGCTCGTCTAGTCCTCACCCCCGACAGCACAGGAGCCAAGCCATGAAGCGTGACGTTCTGTGCATCGAGCCCGGACACGGCTCTGTCTGGTTGTCGAACGCCGAGGACATCGAGATCGACGGCGAGCCGTTCGTTCGCGGCTATGCGTGGGACTCGTCCGGCGCGGGGTCGTCACTTATGCCGGACGACTATCTCGGGGAGTACGAGATGATGACATTCCCACGCAACTTCATCCTCAGGGACGGCGCCCAGCCCGACAGCACAGGAGCCAGAGAGTGAGCAGAGACGTAGACGAGTCGGACATGGACCCGCAGGCATATCAGGACACGCTCCCGGTAATCCGGGCCGACGTGCCAGGAGTCACAGCCTGGACGATGGAGCCCTTCAATGGGTACGCCGTTCACCTCCCGCACAAACTCATGGAGCAGATCGAGGCCCGAGCTCTGGCGCGGGCTGAGACGTACATCGTTCAGATGGAGGTGGCTCGGGACGCTGCTGTGTCTGAGCGAGCAATGGCGATGGAGATTGTTGCGGCGGTAGCCAAGGCCCTCGCCGATCTGCGCAACGACGAGATGAGCGACTTGGAGCACAGCCATCTGGACTCCCGGTTTCGTGAGTTCGCCCGCCGCGTCCGCAGCATCCTCGCCCATCCCGACAGCACAGGAGCCAGAGAGTGAAGATGACGATCCTCATCTTCGCCGCCGTCACCGTCATCCTGGGTTTCGTCGCCTACCTCGCCGGCTACAGCGCTGGCCAGCGCGAGCAGGTCCGCTCGACGCTGCGGCGGACTGAGGATGACGCGGCGGTGTTGTCCTACGATGAGTACCTGGCGGTCGTGCTGGACGACTTGCGGAAGAAATGAAGCGCCGCAAGCTCGAGGTCACCTGGCAGGATGCCGCGGCGTTTCTGGGGCCGTGGGATGACATCGAGGCCGTCCTCGCCAAGAAGGCCCGAGGCCTTGTGCTCGTTCACTCGGTCGGCTACGTCTTAGCCTCGGATCGGGGGGTCCTCGTTCTCGCCCGGAGCATCCACGGGAGCAGAGTCGGCGGGGTGGCGATCATTCCGAAGCGGGCGATCGTGAAGCGGCGGCGGCTGCGGTGAGTGAGCGGTACTGGCGCAAGGCCGAGCCCGAATACCGACGCAACGCGGCGGTCCGTGAGCGACTGGACCCGGCGAAGCTCCATGAGTACCTACCGCGGCGCGAAATCAACGACGACTCGTGCGCCGTGTGTGGCGGATCGTGGCGGGACAAGCGGCACAAGCCATATTGACGGTTCGCCCAGAACGGGCCACGATGCGAGCCGTGGATCAGATGGCCGCCGCGTGTTTCATGGGCACGGCCGCGGCGTCTGACCAGGAGGCCCTTAGCGGCGCCGAGCTATTCACGCCGGCGCCGCACGGCCCCCGGAGTCGTCGCCACGAATGAGTTCGGCCAGCAAACAGAAACTCTCTACGGCCTACGCCAATATCGACCGGGTGGACCAGTTGGCCGTGGCGGAGACGCGTCGGGTGGATGGCCTGTTGAAGGCGCAGGAGACCGCCGTTCAGGCGGCCCTCGCGGCAGCCAAGGAAGCCGTCGCTGCGGCGCTCGCGTCCTCGGAGAAGGCGGTTACCAAGGCCGAGGTCGCGCAGGCCGGGGTCAATGCCGGACAGAACGAGTTTCGGGGCACGCTCAGAGATCAGGCCCAGAGGCTCATGCCCCGGATCGAGGCGGAGAACCTGATCCGCGAACTGCGCGGTCTGATCGCGGCGCAGGCCGAGGTCATCACCGGCCTGCGCAGTCGGCTCGACGTCGGTCCGCCTTCGCTCAGCCAGCTCCAGACCCGCAGCGACGAGCAGGTCGGTCGGATGCGCGGTTCGCTCGATACAAGGACCGTGGTCTTCTCGATCATCGGGGCGGCGGTCGGGGTGATCGCGGCCGTTGGCTACATCATCGCGGCGATCAAGCCATGACTAGTGCTCCGTGAGGAACCCCAGACACGCCGCTCGGTCCTGTTGGGCATCGGGGCCTTCTTCGCCGCTGCTATCCTGCCCAACATGAGCGTCTCGACCAGCCAGTTGAACGCGGAGATCGCGGCTCGCAAGGCCGGTGACGTTGCGAACGCCGCGCTGATCGCCGCGCTGACGCTGCGGGTTGCGGCGCTGGAGGCTCCGGTTGCGCCGGCTGCCCCGCATCTGACGGCCCTTCCGGGCGATCACACCGTTACGCTGAGCTGGGCATGAGCACGACCTACAACGTCTACCGCAATGGCTCCAAGATCGCGTCGGGCCTGACCTCGACTTCTTATGTCGACACCGGGCTGACGGACGGGACGCTCTATACCTACGCCGTTAGCCAGACGGTCAACGGTATCGAGGGCGTCTTGTCGGCTGCTATCGGCGCGACGCCGGTCGCCGTTGGCGCACCTGGGGTCACCCCGCCGCCGTCACCGGCCCCGCCACCGAACCCGCCGCCGGGACCACCACCGTTCCCGCCGCCACCGGGTCGGCCATTCGCGCCCCCGGTCACGACGGGTACGGTCTACGTTCCGCTCTCGATCGACCACACCGGCGCGACCGACGTATCGGCTGCCCTCAACACGTTCATCGCTGCCCAGGCGAACGGCCTGATCATCGCGTTTCCTCCCAATCCCGCCTACATCTATCAGCTCTCCCAGGGCATCCAACTGGGCGGCCGCAATAACCTCGTTCTTTCTGGCGGCGGCGTGACGCTGAAGGTGAGCGCTGGTGCGTCTGGCTCCGACCAACTATGCAGCCCGTTCGTCGTGGGCCATACCTACGGTGGCTCCTGGGGCACCAACTCCGATATCGTGATCCACGACTTCGTGGTCACCGGCAACTCACCAACGCCGGGCGTCTACATTCCAGGCACGGAGGGGCAGAGCAGCCTGATCCTGGTCGGGACGACGCGGGTCGAGGTTTACAACATCACTGGTTCCGCTGCCTATGGCGACGGCATCTTCTGGGAGGCGGTCACCGATGGCTGGGCGCACAACTGCCACTTCCCCACGTCGGGGCGGAACGGTGTCTCGATCATCAGCGGGACGCGGATCATCAACGAACTGTCCGCGTTCGATGTGTCGGGCTACGTTACCTGCGACTTCGAGCCGGACAACAACACGGAGGCGATCACCAACGGCTATTTCCGCAATAACTCCGCAGGCACATGGGGCCAGGAGTTCTTCGCCCTCGAAGGCAGCCATACTGGTGCCCCAATCAACGGCGTCTTCGTCACCGGCAACACGATCAGCGGCGGTTCCCTCAAAGCCGTCTGCGATAACGGCAACACGAGCCGGATGCTCAACGTGACGTTCAGCGGCAACACAAGCACCGCCGCCTCGGTAGCCGGTCCGGTCCTGACGTTCGCTCATATCGACGGCCTGACCGTTCAGCACAATACCCAAGGCTTGAGCTCGGGCTCGCTCGTGTCCGACACCGACTGTACTTCAGCCGTGATTACGCCGAATCCATGATCCAGCCCAAAGCCTTCGGGCGATTGATCCCTCATTCCGACAGCGAGGTTGACGACCACACGCCCGGCGCGAACGGTGCCTACGTCACTTGTGGTGATACCTCAGCTGGTCGGGCTGTCGCCTGGGCGACGAACGGCAGGGTGGACAAGGATGGCAGCGTCTACCGGGCCGTGACGAAGGATCCCGACGGGATCACCCTCGGTCAGCTGGCCCTCGAGATCAAGGCCGTTGCAGGACTCACGCTGATCCAGCCGACCGGCTGGGCGTGGGGCGAATGCAGCTTCCACCTGATGAACGGAACGGGCTTGATCATCCAGGGCTGGTGTGACAGCCTGCCGGACGCGCTCCAGTACCAGGCCGGCCCGAACCACTTCCTCCACGACGTATTCGCCTGCTATCGCTCGCTGAAATCAGGCGTCCGGTTCTATCAGCCGATGAACCCCGACACGTCCGGCTACGGCCAGTGGGTTCCGGCCGCGGTCGTGCGGAAGTTCATCGAGAGTGGCGGCGCTCACAACATCACCGTGGGGTATCTTGTCAACCAACCAGTAGGAGGCACTACATGAGCAGAACCAGCGATCTTACGATGGCGATCAGCCAGGACATCAAGTACGCCCTGGGCCTCGTCAAGGCGGGCAAGGATCCGACGTTCTGGCTCGACCGAGCATCGGGCTATGCCTTCGAACTTGTCGGCGCAGCCGCCGCGCCGCCGGCCACAACCACGACCAGCGCCGTACCCGTGACGACAACCGCCGCGCCGACGATGACCCAGTACACCGCCGCCGAGCTTGACGCGGGCTTTGTCTTCCAGGCCAGTCTCGGAAACACGACCGGCGCCGATACCAACCCTGCACCCGGTGCAGCCAAGGAGTTTGGCTTCTCGGGCGTTGCGGCTGACAGCGCTACCTCCAAGTACGGCGTCTTCCGCGACGGCGCCCTGACCGAGACGCTTGACGCGCCTCCGGCTGCCGGCTGGGACTTCGCCTTCGGACTGGCAGCGGGCTTCAACAATGACGACCCGTACACCGGGCCGGGAGCGGTGCGGCCATGATCCTGGGCCGTCCTACCAACCTCATCCTCGGTGCGTTTACGGCGGTCTTCAACGTTGTGGTCCTGGCGCTCAACGGTCAGGGCCACCCCATCGACGCTTCGATCGTGGCTGGGATCAACATCGCCGCAGCGGCGCTGATTGGCTTGATCGCTTACCAGCCGCCGACGCTCAACCCCGGAGCCACGTTCAACGTCACGTCACCGGGCGGTCAGCCGAACTACGTCACGACTGTTGCCGTTCCGCCTGCGGCTGATCCGGCGCCCGTTGCGACACCGCCCACGCCACCTGTAGCCAAGGGAGCGACCAAGCCATGACTAACATCGTCGTCAGTCGGAACGGCGTCAGCCTGCTGTTGATCATCCTCGCCATCGTGGCCTTCCTCTTGGCGGCGTTTGGCGTCGGGAGCAAGCTCGGCATCGATATCGTCGATCTCGGGCTGGCGTTCTTCGCCGCCGCGTTCATCTTCGGCTAGGAGGTTCGTGATGGGCGAAGGACCGGACCCCGCCTAAGGAGGCGTAATGGAGGAAATCCTCGAAGCGTTGGACCCGGATCGAGCCGAGCACCGGGCCTTCCGCTGGATCATCGAAGAGCTTGGCGAAATCAAGCAGCAAATCGCAGATAACAGGGAGAACGAAATGGCAGACCTTTCCGGACTTACCGCCGCTCTGAACCAGATCGGTACCGACATCGCTGCAGAGGCAACCGATACCGAAGCCGCGCTTGCGGCGCTTCAGGCGACCATTGCCACGTTGACCGCAGGCCAGATCAGCCAGGCCACAATCGACACCCTGACGGCGCAGGCAACCGCAGCTGACGCGGCGGTGCAGGCCGTTGACGCGGCAGCTAAGGCCGCCAATCCACCGGCTGTCGTCACTCCGCCTGCCTTCGTCCAGGGCACGAACGCCGACGGGACGCCGATGGTCGACGCCAGCGGCAATCCGGTCGATCAGAACGGCAATCCAAAGCCAGCCGCGTAACCCTTACGTAAACCCGTAACCCTTACGTAAGATGGCGCGGCCGACGAAGCTCACGCCGGAGATCCATGTCGGGATCGTAACGCTCGTGCAGTACGGCGTGCATCCCGATGTGGCGGCTGGTGCGTTCGGCGTCGACCGGGCCACGTTCTTCGAGTGGGTGGCGCGAGGCGAGGCTCGCGACCCGGTTCGTCCGATGCTCCCGATCTATGCCGAGTTTGCCGACGCGATCCGAGCGGCTGAGTTTCAGGCCGAGTCGGCATTAATCGCAACGGCAGTCAAGAAGATCAGAACGACGACAGATGCGCTGGCAATCGCCGCCCGAAGGTTCGGTGACCGCTGGCGTGAGCGGGTCGATGTTCATATCGAACTTGAGGCCGAGGTCCGGCGCTTATCCGAGGAGATGGGCGTGGATTACTCCGAAGCGCTGGCTGAAGCAGAGCGCATTTTGGCCGGCGCATGACCTTCGCCACACCGCTCCAAACCGCTGCAGCGATGGGCGTTCTGCGCGTGAGAGCCCGTCAGGAGAAGACGCGCAACGAGGACGAGCGCGGTGTGGCGTTCGCCAACGAGCAACAGCGAACGTTCTTCAATAGCGAGGCTCCAGAGCTCCTGTATTCGGGGGCCTACCGCGCCGGCAAGTCGCGCATCGGCTGCGAGAAGGCGTACTGGCTCGCCAAGCACTACCCAGGCATTCCGATCGGCCTGTTCCGCAAGACGAGTCGTAGTCTCGATGCCTCGACTGAGCGTACGTTGTTGGTCGATGTCATCCCGCGTTGGGCGATCGCTCGGCACAACCTAAGCCAGCACTGGTACGAGCTGGCGAACGGCTCACGTATCTGGCTGTTCGGCCTTGACCCTGACCCGATCACCGGCCTTCCTTCCAAGGTGGGCTCCGTGGAACTCGGCTGGGCGTTTGTCGATGAGGCGGCAGAGGTCACCGAGATGGACTGGAGCATGGTCAAGGGCCGACTAAGCTGGCCGGGCATCCCGTACCACCAGATCGCCGCAGCCACCAACCCCGCCAGCCCAAAGCACTGGCTGAAGGTGAGGTTTACGCCGCCGTCAGCGGCTCGCGTCTACCTTCATGCTTCGACGTTCGACAACCCGCTGCTGCCCGAGGATTACGTCAACGACGCCCACAGCCAGGCCGACGACTACCTGAAACGCCGTTACTTCTACGGCGAGTGGGAAGCGGCCGAAGGCACGATCTGGACGCTGCCAGATGGCCAGATCCGCGAGCCCGAGACGCGTGAGTTCAAGCGCGTGATCGCAGGAGTGGATTGGGGTTTCGTGCACGCCTTCGCCTGCGAGGTGGTCGGGCAGTCCGGGACAGGCAGGCTGGCCGTGATTGATGAGGTCTACGAGAAAGGCCAGACGATCGACCGGATCATCCCAGCGCTGCGCTTCGTGCAGGAGACGCACCACGTCACGACGTTCTACGCCGATCCGTCCGAGCCTGCCTACATCCTCCAGTGCCAGCGTGCCGGTATCCCGATGGAACCTGCGAACAACGCCGTAGGACCGGGCATCGGTGCGGTTGCCACTGCCATTGCCCGGGGCATGACCGTCGCACCGTCCTGCACCGGGTTGCTCGGTGAACTGCCCGGTTATACCTGGGCCAAGGATCGCACCGGCGGCTTCCGCGAGGTCCCGATCGAGATCAATGACGACGCCGCCGACGCACTGCGTTATGCCGTCGTGGCCCTGGATCGCAGCTTCGAGGACAACCCGTGGGCGCAGCTTGCTGGGCAGCGTGTGGGTGGCGTGGCGTGAAGCGGCGCAAGTACCGGACATGGGGGCCGACCAAGGATGCCTCACTGCCCGAGCCGTATAAGAGCTATCGCGCCATGCTGTTTCTCTTGGCCGATATCTACGACGCGACGGTCAAAGTGACAGGCGAAGCTATCATCCCATCGCCGGGACGGAATAAATGACCGCCAGCCTGTCAGCGCTCGACGCCGGCTTCGTGTTCGCCGTGGCCGGTGGCGCTGCGATCGTGTGGTGGTTGGGTCTGATCGTGGCTGCTGCCTGGATGGTGGCGCTGGTGGTCGTGCACGATCGGCGGACGCCGTGAGGCTATTTCTTCGGCTTGTCGCGCTCGCGCGGTACCGGCGTGAACGGGCGGGTGTTGAACGAGCCGGCGATCATTCCGCCGCCGTATTCGAACGTCGTCACGCGCTTCGCCAGTTCAGCCTTCAGGTGCTTGACCTCGGTCTCCAGTTCGGCGATGCGCTTGGACTGACCCAAGATTACGGCCACGTCGCCTTCGCTCGTCGAACTGCCGACAAGGCCGACCATCCTTACGGTCGCGTCCCGTTCGGCGGCGGTTCGCTTGGCCCGGTACTCGCGCATGTACTCGGCTCGGCTCATGTAACGGCTCCTGTTACGAAGTTACGCGTGCATCGTAACAGTTACGCAGCGGGTGTAACACCGTGAGCCTGTACATCCCGACCCGTCCAGCCAAGGCCGGCCCAATCGGTCCGGGGGCGGGCGTGCTGATGACCGAGTTCCCGCTGTCGAGTCTCGGTGGCCAGCAGAGTCCGCAACAGAAGATGCGCCAGGCGTGGAAGCTCGGGATTGAGGTGCCCTGGGTCCGCGCGGCTGAGCTCGTGATCGCGGGCAAGGTCCAAGGGTTGCCGTGGCACATCGAGGACGGTGACGGCGATACGGTCGATGACGACTACGCCGGCACGGATGCGCAGGACATCCGGACGCTCCTTGAGAAGCCGATGGCGAACCTGCCGGTCGGGCAGCAGATGTTCCGGACCGCGCTGTGGCGCTTGACCTGTCGGCACATCGGGCTGTGCGGCAACTCGTTTTGGTACCTCGATGGGCTGAACACGTTCGGCGAGCCGAATGCCATCCTGTATATCCGCCCGGACCGGATGAGCCCGAACGAGGACGCCAACGGCAATCTCGTCTCCTGGCAGCTCGACAAGACCGCGACGAACCCGGGCCTGACGATCAGCCTCGAGGAGAGCATCCACTTCGTCCTCGATCCACCCGATATCGGCCACTTCGGCACAGGACTGGTCGAGTCGGCGACGCTCTGGATCGCGAACTCGCAGGGGCTCGACCGCCATACCTCGATGCTTATTGGCTCCGGCGGGCGATTGAGCGGCATCCTCAGCCCCAAGTCCGGCGTCGTCGGACCGGAGCAGAGCCTCCAGGTCGAGCGCGACTGGCGCACGATCGTCGATACCAGCGACGCCGCGAAGCGGCTCCAGATTGTCAACGCGCCGGTCGACTTCCAGAAGACGACGCTCACGCCGTCCGAGCTGCTGCTGATCGAGATGATGACCTACCAGCGCGACAGCCTGATGGGCTTGTGGGGCGTGCCGCTGACCGCGATCGGCATCCATGAGCGCGGCTCGGCCATGTCGGCGGGCGCGGCGAAGGTCACCGAGAGCGATGACCAGACGCTCCTCGATCACGCCGTCAAGCCGCGCACTGAACCGTTCCGCGAGAACCTGCAGGCTCGTCTCCTGGACCCGTACCAGAGTCAGGGTGAGACGTTCACGCTGGTCCTTGACTACCAGACGTTCGATGACAACAGCCTGACCTACGTCAACGCCGCCCAGGCGCTCGGCCAGCCGCTTTCCAATAACCAGCGCCTCAATATCCTTGGGCTCGACCCGATCGACCCATCCGTCATCGGTGAGTCCGGCGGTCCGCTGGGCGATGAGGTCTGGATGCCCGCGACGCAGGTCTACAGCTTCACCCAGGCCGTCGGGATTATCAACAAGCCCGCCCCCGCACCGCAGGCGATCGCCACGCCTCCGCCGACCGGCGAGATGGACAGTGCAAGCCTCACGGCCGGCGAGACGACGCAAGGCGGTAGTGCCGTTGCCAACGCCAAGGCTCGCGTAACTCCGGCGCTGCATCCGACGATCAAGCCGCTCCACACGGCACTCGTGAGCCTGCGTAACCGCATCGCCGCAGCTAAGACGCCGATTATCAAGCGCTCGGTGGCGACCGTTTTGGCCGCCCAGCGCCACGAGATCGCCACGAGCCTGCGCGAGAACGCCGCCCACATCGCCAAGAAGCCAGCTGATAGCTCGATCTGGTTCCCGCGGTCCTTCGATACCAAGCTCAGCGCGGCTCTGGCGCCGCATCTCGACGTGATGGCAACGAGCGTCAACGCCCAGATCCACGACGTACTCCCGGCCAAACCCGGCAAGGCTGCCCCCGCTGGTGCGGTTGAGCGGGTGATGGCCCGCGGTGCTGCGAGAGTTACGAAGATCAACGAGACGACGCGAGCCAAGATCCAGGACGCGATCATTCGTGGGCTCGAAGCCGGTTCGACGATCAACGACGTGGCCGACTCGATCGAAGGCATCGGCGCAGTCACGATCGGCGGCCTTGACCTCGGCTCGCTCTTTGACGAGTACCGCGCTGAGATGATCGCCCGGACCGAACTGATGGATGCCTACAACTCCAGCGCCATCGCGTCCTATACCGATGCCGGGATCGAGTACGTCCAGGCGATCGACGGCGATGGAGACCCGGAGTGCGCAGCGCGGGACGGCCAGATCTATGCCAGCGACGACGCCGACAGCATCGAGGATCATCCCAACGGCACGCTGGACTGGGTGCCGGTGATCGATGACAGCCAGAAGGCAACCAGCGAGCCGTTCCGGCCAATCATCCCGGTCGATACCGCCGACGTGCTCGCCTTCGCGGCGGATCATGCCCAAAAGGCCAACTCGGCCCTTGAGCGCGTCTCGGGCATGCAACTCGCCCAGGCGGCGCTCGACCAGATCGGCGTCCACGCCCGTGCCACGTCTGATCTTGCCGATGCCGTCCGCAACACTCCGCCGGCCATCCACAACATCGAGGCGCCGATCGTCAACGTCCTGCCGGCAGATCCTGACGTGTACAACATCAACGTCCCACCGCTCGATATCAGCGGCGTCACCGACGCGATCAACGTCCAGACCGAAGCCCTGCGCCAGAAACCAACGGTCAAGACAGTTCAGCGCGACAGTAACAATCGCATTGCCACGGTCCTGACGACGCCCATCGAGACGCCGATGGACGCTGAACCCGACCACGATCCTGACGACGCCTAAATGCCGATTACCCACAGCACTGTCGTTGTCGTCCCTGACGATCACTCCAGTCCGGTCGGGACAGATGAGTGGAACGCCGGCCATGTCCTGCCCGAAGTCGAAGAGTTACCGACCGCAGCCACCGACACGACGCTCGTCCTCTCACCCGATGGCGCAGGTGGGGTAGCGTTCGTCGCTAATAGCGGTCTGATCGCCGACCCGGGCCACGCCTGGGCGGCCACGACCGTCGTCGCGCAGGGCTACCAGATCGCCAGTGGGACCCACGTCTGGCAGGTCAACGTTGCAGGGACGACCGGGACAGATGACCCAAGCATTCCGTTCAACGATCCGGGCGATAGCTTCTCGACAATCGTCGAGAGCACGGGCGTCTACTGGGTCTATTTCGGTGAGATCGGGGGCCTGCCGGTCGTAGCGGCAGGCGCGAACCAAGGAGTGGATACCATCGCGGACGGGAACGCGGTCTCTAACCCGAACGCGTTTGTGACTGGTTCGGGCAATGCTATTGCCGGCAACTCCGCTTCGGTGACCGTCGACGGCCAGGCGCTTGTTGATGTCCATTCCGAGGTCGGTGTGCCGGTTGCCGGCAACGCGCAGGGTTACTACGATGCGATCGCAGGCACGAACCGATCCGGCTGGCGCACCTACGCCGATGTGGCTGGTGCTTATGCTGGCTTCGACGACGGGACAGGTATCGGTCCCAACGGCACACCTGCCACGCCGGGCATGGCCCTCATCGCCGATGCATCGGGCTATCCGCGCTGGGTGGCGATCTCTGGTACCTATGACGTCGCCGGAGCAGCAGCAGCAGCGCAAGCCGCGAGCCAGCCGCTCAATACGGCCGTGCTCCTGTCACTCCTCACGACCAAGGGTGACCTTATCGCAGCGACCGCCTCAGCCACGGCGGCCCGACTTGGCGTTGGTGCGGATAATCAGGTCCTCACGGCCGACTCGTCCCAGACGGCGGGCGTGAAGTGGGCCGACGTGCTGACGGTCTCGGGAGCATCCGGTCGCGCCTCCTGCCGCGTGGCGACGACCGCCGTTCTGTCGGGCTCGCCGAACTACGTCAACGGCACCGCGGGAGTCGGGGCGACGCTGACCGAAGTCGGCTTCGGCGTCCTGACGATCGATGGCGTCGCGGTTGCGGCGAACGACCGGGTGCTGGTTAAGACGCAGGCCGACCCGAAGCAGAACGGCATCTATACCGTGACCGTCGTCGGGACAAGCCTCATCAACTACGTCCTGACCCGCGCCACCGACTATGACCAGTCCGTCGATATCTTCGAAGGCACGTTCACGGTTATCGAGGAAGGCACCGTCAACATCGGCACGGCGTGGCAGCAGACGACCTCGGGCACGATTGTCCTGAACGTGTCGTCGATCGTCTTCGCCGAACTGAAGGGCGAGGCACCATCGGTCGCCACACCGCAAGCGGTCGGAACGGCAGCGGCCGGGACGAGCATCACCAAGTCCAACGACGATCACATCCATGCCACCGGAGCCGGGACACCGGTCACCCAGGCGTTTGGGGATGCGGCTGCCATCGGCACCGGGCCTGCGGCGGCCATGACCAATCATGTGCACGGGATGCCCGCCAATCCCGCTGCCGCCCTGAACCTGTTCCTATTTACGAGGTATCGCTAGATGGCAACTGCTCCAGCGTTTGCGGCCACCCCTACCCGAGGCTCGGCCCAGCTCAGCGCGACGGCCGATACCAGCTACACCGCGCCGTCTCACAGCGTGACGATCTTCACCGCCGGCGGGAACGGCGGGAAGGTCGAGGAGATCGATCTCGTCGGCGCCGGCGTGACCGTGGCGGGCGTCGTGGCGATCTTCTACTATGACACGAGCTCCTACTGGCTCATCGATAACTTCGTTGTGCCAGTGGTCACGCCTTCGACCACGATCGCGCCGTTCCGGATCAGCCGTACCTACGCGAACCTGATCCTGGCCGCCACTCACACTCTCGTCGCCACGTCCTGGGCGTCAAACCAACTCATCACGGCCAGCGCGTTCGGCGGCTCGTTCTAGGATGAACCCCGGCATGGAGCGCGGTTTCTTTCCAGGGACGGGGCTCATCGATGTCCAGGAGTTCCGTTCCTTTGGCGGCTCCACACCGTCGGGCGTCTGGGCCAAACCGCCGTGGGCGAAGCTCGTCTACGTCTATCTCGTGGGCGCTGGCGGTTCTGGCGGCGGTGGCGGTTCTACGACGGGTGCCGTGATTCGTATGGGCGGCGCGGGTGGCGGGGGGGGAGCGTGTAACTCGCGGATGATCCTCGCCTCGCAGCTTCCGGGTCAGGTTCCGATCACGGTCGGGGTCGGTGCGATTGGCGGGGCGACGGGCGGCTCCGGTGCGGTCGGGATCGTCGGCAACCCCGGCGGCAACACGTTGTTCGGTCCATCGACGGCTCCGTATGTCGCGGCCTATGGCGGAGGCGGAGGCGGGTTCGGTGCCATTACAGCGGTTGCTGGCGGCGGTGGCGGTGGGGGTGGGACGGCCGGTGTCGGCCTGGCCCCCAACCCGAACACGGCGGTCGCCCAGGGCGGCTTCCCTGGGACTGGCCTTATCACGCAACAGGTTGGCGGTGGTGGTGGTGCCGGGACCATTTCCGCTGCTGCCGGCAACATGGCCGAATGGGGCGGCGCTGGCGGCGGTGGCCACACCAATACCCCAGCCAACGGTCCGGGTGGCCAATCTATCTACGGTGGCGGCGGAGGCGGCGTAGGTACGGGTGCCACGGCGACACCCGGACTCGTCGCCGGCAAGGCTGGCGGCGGCACGGGAACCACCTATGGCTCTGGTGGCGGCGGCGGGGCGGTTGGCACAGACGGGGCCTCGCCAACGGCCGGAGCCAATGGTCCTGATGGCGTGCTCGGTGTCAGCGCTGGCTCTGGTGGCGGCGGCGGTGGGGGAACGGTCACCAGCAACACGTCAGGCGCAGCCGGTGGTAACGGTGGCTTCCCCGGCGGAGCAGGTGGCGGCGGAGGTTGTGGCACCGATACCGGCGGCGGCGGGGCTGGCGGGAACGGCGGCGACGGCTACGCGCTCGTGGTGAGCTTTTAGATGGCTGGCGTCTTCCAGTGCAACGTCTTCCAACTGAACGTCTTTCAGAACGACTGCGCGCATCCAGTCACAGACGAGCATCACGGTGGCCTGTTCCTCGATCCGCCCAAGGGCTGGCGAGCGATCGACGCAGAGCCGCCTCGACGCCGCGGACGTACCCACGGCCCGCTCTATCCGGACAAGGTGCTCACGCATATCGACTTCAACCGTGACGACGAAGAAGAGCTTTGGCTACTTGGCCTCATTGATCTACCGAGGGCTGCCTGATGGCTGAACTGACCGCTGCTTCGATTGACGATCTGCCGGACTCGGACTTCGGCTACATCGAGCCCGGAGGCACCAAGGACGGCTCAGGACGAACGGTCCCGCGCAGCCTGCGCCATTTCCCGCTCCAGGATGCGGCCCACGTCCGCAACGCCCTGGCGCGCCTTTCTCAGAGCCCGTTCGGCGACAAGGCCCGAGCCAAGGTCGAAGCCGCGGCGAAGAAGCTGGGCATCGGCGAACCAGCCGGCAAGGGGCTGGGCGAGCTGAAAGCCGAGCCGATGGACACGCCGCAGCTCGACCGTTGGCTGAGTGGCAAGATCCCGCGGCGCATTCTCGTCCTGCCGTTCGGTGGTCCGATCCCAAAGGCCGGCGCTCCGCGTGGCGTCGATCTCGATGGTGAGTGGTTCGACGAGACGACCGACCTCATCGACGGTCATAAGGCGTTGATGGACAGCCGCGAACGGGTCGTGGACTGGCACCACCGCCAAGACCCCACGGGGTTGATGAAAGGCGCGATCCTGGGCCACGTCCTGATGGACGCAACCCCGGAAGATGAAGGTATCTGGGCCGACTTCTGGGCCAATGCCGGCGAGAAGCGACGCGAGCTTATCGCGAGGCTTGAGCGTGGCGGCGTACCGCTCTACGGCAGCTCCGAGGCGGCGTATAAGAAAGCCTCCGACAATGGCCACATCGACGTCTGGCCGATGATCCGACACACGATCACCACGACACCCCAGAACACCTACGCCGTCCTGCCGCCACTCAAGGCGTTTCTGACGGCCCCTACCATTGACGAGCTTCCGGCCGAGGCGCTCAAAGCGCTGCTGGTCGGGCTTGACGCAAACCAGGCGGACCTCCTCCTGACCTCGTTGGACGCGGCGGCTAATCCTTCCGCTCCAACCGGCGACGAAGTGGCAAAGGCTGGGCGCGTTCTATCGGCCAAGACAATCAGCCAGCTTGAGGCGGCGATCACACTCCTGGGCGACCTCATTGCCCAAGGTGCGCTGCTGCCTGCGAGCGATGAGGAGATCAATGTCTGAAGAGAAGGAGTTGGGCGAGAAGATCGACCAGCTCATCGGAGCCATCAGGGAGGTCGGTGCCCGCAAGGATGCGAAGAAGGCGGATGGCGCCACGCAAGCCGCTCCGGAGACGGACGGGATCAAGGAGCTCGCCGATGAGGCGGCGCGACTCGATGCCCGGCTGACTTCGCTCAAGCAGGACCACGTGCTCCAGGCGGGGCGCGACGAAGCTGCCGAGCGCAAGGCCGAGATCGACTCGGCCGTCAAGGCGGCGCTCAAGAACGTCCGAACGCCCAGCCTCGCGGCTGCGATCGGGCAGGGACCGACGCCAGACGACTCGTCTCGCTACATCGGTAGCCGGGCGCTCGAACCGCACACCGCGCTCAAGGCCGCCTTCCGGGATTACCGAGCAGGCGAGTTCATCCTTGGGCTGATGAACTTCAAGGGTATCGGCCTCCAGGGCATCGACATCGACGTGATCAACGCGGGCAAGGCCGCGCTGATCGACCTCGGCGTTCGTTTCGGCGGCGTGCCGGACGACAGCCAGGCGTATTCGATGATCGGATCGGATGGCAAGGCAACCCTCGGCGCGACGGGCGCGACCGGCGGCTACGTGCTGCCGAACAACCTCGTTGATACGCTGGTCAAGCCGGCCACGCAGGGCGTGGTCTATCAGAACCTCGTGACGGTGCGCAACGGCGTGAACGTCCGGGGAGTCGACATGCCTTACCGCCTCAACGCGCCGTCGCGGATGACGTTCTCTGACTGGGGCGTCTCTAAGGCCAACCTCAACGAGTCCTACGGCTCGTACACCGCGTACCTCGGCACCCTGGCAGCCATCTACGACATCAGCAAGCAGTACGCCCGCTTCTCTGCCGGTTCTGCTGAGCAGGATGTCATGGACGAGCTGGCCAAGGCCGCGATCCTCGGCGAGAACTACTACATCGCAGTCGGCGGCTCGGGAACGGGCGGCGTCGGCCAGACGGTTGGCGCAGGCGATCCAACGTACGGCGTCTACACGGCGCTGGCGGCGGCTTCGAGCTTCCTGTCCTACAGCACGGCGTTCAGCTCTGCGTCAGTCTCCACACTGGCCGGGTCGCTCGCCAACGCGCTGCTCCAGGTCCAGCGTTCACTGGCGGGCCGTAACCGGAACCCGACGGCGTACGTCACCGACCACACGACCTACTTCACCGGGATCGGGGAAGGTTCTGACACCGCGGGCTTCTGGAACACGCCAGAGGGTCCGGTCCGCGCAGGGATGCAGCCGGGCTTCGGCCGGACGCCTTCGGGCGGCCTGTCGTACTGGGGCGTCCCGGTCTACTACGACACCAACCTCGGCACGAACGCCACGACCAAGATCGTGATCGGCGCCGAGTGGGACGTGTTCAAGCTCTTCCGGGGCATGGAGTTCCGGATCGACACGAGCGACCAGGCTGGTACCCGTTGGGACCTGAACTTGATCGGCTTCCGTGGCGAAGAGGAAATCGGGTTCAACGCCGCGACCGGCGTGAACGTGGGAGCTGCCCAGCTTTACACGAGCGTCATCCCGTAAGCATCCACCGCCCCGGCTCGGCCCCTCGGGCCGGGGCACTAACAGCGAAAGGAACCACGATGGCAGAACCAACCGGAACGCACCCGACCTCAACCGGCGAGGCGTTCCCCACGTCCGATCTTCCCGGCACCGCTCATCCGAACCCGCCGGCCACTGACCAGCAGGGCATCAAGGGCACCGCGCCGAAGTCGCAGACCGGCACACCGGCCGCGAGCAAGCCGCCCAAGAAGTAGCCGCATCGCCCCGGCCGGGAGCCTCCACTCGGCCGGGGCACCAATACAAGGAGAGTCGGGGCAATGACTCTGGCAGCGATCAGCTATCAAGAACAGACCGGCGTCTGGCAGACACCCGGTGGGAAGTCGATTGGCTTCCTGTACCGAGCGGATACGAACGACTGGAACACGATCAGCTCATGCCTGGGAACCAATGACGAGTACGGCCTGCACGGGCGCGAACTGCACGGCGATGTTGTGGACATCGGCGGTTACGTCGGCTCGGTCGGGATCACGATCGCGGTTGATCATCCTGATGCGCGCGTGCTGATCGTCGAGCCGGTTCCGGACAATGCGGCCTTGATCGAGCGCAACGCGGCGCTGAACGGCGTGAGCGATCGGGTGACCGTCTTCCACGGCGCGATCGGACCGAAGGGCACCAGCACGAGTGAGATCCGCTTCCGCTACGTCGGCGACGGCAACCTGGAGCACCACGCTTTCGTCGGTAATACGTCGCTTGCCTATGACGGCCGCGGCAGTGTCCAGTGCGAGTCAGCCGACGTCGAGACGCTCGGTCTCGCCGCGTTGCTCGACCGCTTCAAGATCGGCGAACCGAGCTTCATGAAGATCGACTGCGAAGGCGGCGAATGGCCGTTCTTCGAGACGGCAACGCTGGCAGCACTGCGCCGCTTGCCGGAGATCGTCGGCGAGGCACACCCGGTTCGTGGGCATGTGGCCTCGGACATGGCGAAGGTACTGGGCAAGACGCACACCGTAACGATGCTCGGCGATTGGATCTTCCGGGCGGTGCGCCGATGAACATCCTGCTGCTCACCGCCCATTCCATCGCCGCGTATGACGACGTGCGGATGTTCCACGACCTCGGCTACGAAGTGTTCAACCTCGATGGCTACATCGACCCGGCCCATCCCCACGACGACAAGCGCCCGGCCCTGCCGCAGGTTCCGAGCCACCCGGAGCTCCAGGCGGCCGTCGATGCGCTGCCTACGCGGAACAACCTAGAAGCTGCCAAATGCCACATCCCGGATCGGGTGCTGGACTGGGCAGACACCATCATCTGCCATCACTATCTCGATCGCTGGATCGTGCCGCAGTGGGACCGGATCAAGAGCAAGCGGGTCATCTGGCGGACGTGTGGCCAGTCCGACCCACGGCTCGAAGCGCTGATGGCGCCACTCCACGCCCAGGGCCTCCAGATCGTGCGCTACTCACCCAAGGAGCAGCGTGCCTTCGAGTACGTTGGCGTGTTCGCCGGCCAGGACGCGTTGATCCGCTTCGGCAAGTACCCGGCCGACTGGTACGGCTGGATGGGCACCGATGCGGTCGTGGGGAATGTGACCCAGGATATGGTCGGCCGTGGCGAGCACTGCGGTTTGGGCTTCTACCTTGCGGCGACGGACGGGCTTGCGGCTCGGCCCGCCGGACCGAAGTCTGAGCTGCTGCCTGGGGGGATCGGGACGCTTGGCTACGATGCCATGCGCCAGTACCTGCGGGACATCCGCGCCTACCTCTACACCGGCACGGTCCCGGCGTCCTATACCCTCGGCCTGATCGAAGCGATGATGACTGGCGCGCCCGTCCTCTCGATCGCAAAGTACCCCGACGACTGGATCGGGGATCTGTTCGAGGGTCCGGACATTCTGCGCTCAGGCGGCGGCTACATCGATCCGGAGGACGCCAGGGCGGAGCTTGCCTACCTGCTCAGCGGGCGGGATATGGACGGAGCTCGACGTCATGGCGCCGCGCTGCGCGATCTGGCGATCGAGATGTTCGGGATCGAGACGATCGGCGCTCAGTGGGCCGACTTCCTCGGCTCAGCGTCGAAGGCGGTAGCCGCTTGACAACCAATGTCTTGATCGATCGTCACCACGCCGGCCTCTTCTACTCGCTCCAGCTTCTCGGCGATCGGCTCGGTTGGACGATCTACACCCCGATCAGCCATGAGTGGTGGGATCGCTGGTACTGGCAGTTCGGGATCGTCTACGGCGACGATCGGTTGGCGCAGCAGTATCTCAGCCACGGCGAGCCGGAGATGCGGGACGAGGAGTTCCCCGACCGGCTGATCCGCGGCGTCACGCTCGAAGCGGCTCAAGGAATGAGCTGGGATCTCATCATGGCCACGGTCCAGGAGAACCAGGCAGGCTTCAGGCGGTTTGCGGATGAGCACGGCGCCCGCTACGCCGTTCACGTCGGCAACACCAACCAGTACATCGACCACCAGCTCAACCCACTGATCCTCAACGCGTCGGAGATGCCCGGCGGCGTCCGGATCGGTGAGGAGTTCGACTCGGACGGGCTGTTCGGGTACACGGAGCCTTGGCTTGGGATGCCCGACTCCGTTACGTCGTTCGTCAACTGCATGCCCTCGATCGCCTGTTATCCATCGCTCCAAGAGGCGATGAGCCTTGCGCCGGACATCACCTGGAGCGTATTCGGCGAGGGTGGACCAGATGGTGTGGTCAAGCCGATCTCGCATCTCTCCGGTAAGATGCGGTTCTCCAAGTGGGGCTGGCACGACAAGGAGCACGGCGACGGCTACGGCCACGTCCTCCACTACTGGGCGGCAATCGGTAGACCCCTGATCGGGCACGGCAGTCACTACCGCGAGAAGCTCGGTTGGACTTATTGGCGCGACCTCGAAACGTGCATCGACCTCGACAAGCACTCGGTCCCCGAGACGGTCGGGCTCATCCGCGAGATCAGCGCCGATCCAGCGCGCCATGCCGAGATGTGCCGAGCGATCCGGGCCGTGTTCGATCGCGAGACGGACTGGCAGCGCGACGCGGAGCAGGTTGCCGAGTTGATCGGGCTGGTCCCGGTATGAGGACGCTCCTCTGGGGCGATATGGCGGCGACCGGATTCGGCACGGTCACCCGCGATCTCGGCGCGGCGATGGTGGCGCGGGGCGAGGATGTCCGCTTCCTCTCGATCAACGAAACGAGCGGTCCGCTACCCGAGCCGTTCGCCGGTCGGACGCTCTCGCTGGGTGTGCCCGATGGCTGGCTCGGGACCGAAGCCGAGGCGAGTGCGATGTTCGATACCCTGGGTTTGATTTTCACGCAAGGTCGCGACGGCTGGCTGCCCGACTCGACGATCGTGGTGGGCGACCCGGCCTCGATCATCCGCAGCAACCTGATCCGGGTGATCCCCAAAGGCTTCCCGGCGTTCCATTACGTCCCGATCGAGGGCGTGGGCATCCCACCGACCTGGAGCATCCCCTGGCACAACCGGCTGCAACCAGTGGCGATGTGCC